AGTGATGCAGAACGAAATATGGGTGTTGAAAGGACAACAAAGAGTTCCGGAATCGGAAAGCTATATTGTTGAAGAATTCGATGATGAATCAGAATGCAGAAAAGAACTTGAACGATTGCAACGTGAGTTGCCGGGGCATCATTTTTGGCTCGAGGGGCATTATTCAGAGGTTTCAGTCGTTTCAAAAGAGGGGTTTTGGGTGGGAGATTAATTGTTTCGGAACCGAAACGATTGAGGGTCGATTTCAGGTCGATCAAGAGCAAAAGATTTCGTTTATGGCGTAAGTCATTGAAATATAGTGTTACCGTTTCCACCAGAAGTCTTATTTCATCTGTTGTCCTCTGATTAAGAGAGAGAGAGAAGAGTAGAGAAAGGGTGGGAAACCCACTTCGGAATGGAAACGGAATAAAGGGGTTTTGGGTTATGATGAATGAACAGCAATTTAAAAGTTGGTTCCGGGAAAATTGGGACGGATGGCTTTCGACTTATGAACCGAGGAGAGGCGGAACGATCGGGATTGCTGATCTCCAGATCATGGTGAAAGGCAGGATTGTGCCCATTGAATTGAAGGTTGGGGAAATTCAAGGCGGTAAGTTGTTTTGTCATGATGTCAGGGCTTCTCAAGTTCAGTGGCATAGGGATTTGTTCAAAGCCGGAGGTTACAGCCTTTTTGTTGTGGGTGTTGGCGAAAACAAAATTCCCGATAAAATATTGTTTTATCAAGGCTCGAAAGCTGCAATGCTTCAAAATAAGTTTGATTTCAGGCCAGAAGATGAAATTGCTGTTGTTAATTTTTCATCACATTTGCACGATATCCTAGCATTCCGAATGGGTTGTTACATTTAACGATTTCTTTTTGCGTTTGTTTTATTTCGGAGCATAATCCATTTCTCATTCTGAGAGGGAGAATGCACTGTGGCAAAAGCCTCAAAAGCTGTTGCAATATCGCCTAAACGCAAAGGATTTTGGCTGAACGATGAAGTTAAGCAGGAAGACCTTGCGGAAATCATTCGTCGTATTGCGGAAGGTGAAAGTCTCACAAAAGTTTGCCAGAGCTTGAATAAAGACGGCTCGAAACGATTTCCAACTCCTGCAACTTTCCTTGCGCACATCAAAGATGAGCCGTTTTTAGCCAAACAATACGCACGAGCGATTGAAATGAGAGCAGACATTATGGTTGAAACCATGATGGACATAGCTGATGATGACTCAAATCCTGCTCGTGCGAGAAACCGCATCGATACGCGCCGCTGGCATAATGAAAAACTGGCTCCCAAAAAATATGGCGCAAAGTTTTTGGCCGAAAGCACTTTGGACGTAAATATCAAGCAAAAGGTCGATTTGACGCTTATGCCAGCGCAAGTCCGTGATCAGTTGCGCCACGCTTTGTTGAAACAGATTGAGCTCACAGCAGTCGAGGCTGANTGATGCATGATCGGGTTGCTTATGACATAGAGGAATTGGCCGAAAGCTACACGCCCGAAGAGCTGTTGTTCCTGTTGGACAAAGCGGACTGCGAAGAAAACTTTGTTGATTTTATAAAACAAGCATGGCACGTGGTTGAGCCGGGCCAAGAATATGTCCACAACTGGCACATCAACATGATCGCGGCGCATTTGACCGCCATCACTGACGAAATGATGATTGACGACGAAAAGTATTACAATCGTTTGTTGATCAACGTCCCACCGGGCGCAATGAAGTCTTTGTTGACCAACGTCTTTTGGCCAGCTTGGGAATGGGGGCCACGCAATATGCCTCATTTGAGATATGTTTGTGCCTCCCATGGTCAAGAGCTTGTAATCCGTGACTCGACAAAGATGCGCCGACTGATTCAGTCCGAATGGTATCAATCGTTTTGGGGCGACCGTGTCACGTTGACAGGCGACCAGAACGCAAAAACCAAGTTCGAAAACACTGCGACTGGTTTCCGACAAGCTGTGGCTGCTGGTGGGATCACGGGTGCTCGTGGCGACAGAGTCATCATCGACGACCCGCACACGGTGGAAAGCGCTGCCTCGGACCAGATGCGTTCGACCACGCTTGACTGGTTTTTGCAAGCTGTTCCTACTCGTTTGAACAATCCGGACAAATCCGCAATCGTGGTCATCATGCAGCGTCTCCACGAAGAGGATGTTTCTGGCGTCATCCTCGAAAAAGGTTTGGGCTACGACCACATCATGCTGCCAATGGAATACGAGCCGCTCCGCGCCGCTCCAACGCTGCTGGGCTGGGAAGATCCGCGCGAGGTGCTCGGCGAGCTCCTTTTCCCTGAACGGTTCCCAGAGCACGTTGTAGAGCGCGACAAACGGGCCATGGGCCCATATGCCGTCAGCGGTCAGTTCCAGCAAACTCCANCCCCTGCAGACGGCGGTATCGTGAAGCGCGATTGGTGGCAGCTCTGGGAGCATGAATCGTTCCCTGCGTTCGATTATATCCTCGCAAGCCTCGATACGGCTTACACTGAAAANACCGAAAACGATCCATCGGCTTTGACCATTTGGGGGATTTACACAGAAGATCCAATTTCGATCGAAGCGATGAAAAAACCATCTTCTCGCATNGAAATGTACACAAAAGAGCGTGGCTACAAAGCTCCCCATCCAAAAGTAATGCTCGTCAATGCATGGACTGAGCGCCTCGAGCTCCATCAACTTGTGACAAAAGTGGCTGAAACGCTGAAAAAATACAAAGCTGATGCGATTTTGATCGAAGACAAAGCGGCAGGACATTCTGTTGCACAAGAGCTTCGTCGGCTTTACAGCCACCTCGGCTTCATGGTCATCACCGATAACCCAAAAGGCATCGACAAACCTTCGAGGCTTTATTCCGTTCAGCACATTTTTGCTGAAGGGCTCGTTTATGCTCCGGACAAAAGCTGGGCGGACATGGTCATTACCCAATCGGCCATGTTCCCAAAAGGTAAACATGACGATTTGGTCGACACCGTATCAATGGCCTTGCGTTATTTGCGAAGAACAGGCATGATAGCCCGACCTGAAGAAGCCCAAAACGATTACGAATCTAGCATCCAGCATCGCGGAGCGCCTCCGGCTCCGCTTTATGCCGTTTGAAAAAGGAACATAGGAAATGGCGCTCACTCCCGGCCTCAGCCCAAACATCCGCTTGCCCGGTGATGCGCCCGAAGAGCTTCAGCATGAGGGCATTGAGATTGAACTCGCGGATGAGGGCGATGCACCGAACGTCGATGAAAAGGGCAACCTTTTAACGATTGAACATGGTGATGGGTCGGTCACGCTGACGCTCGATGGCTCGCCGCTGGAAAGCGCAAACGAGGGTGGGCCAGAAGGCTGGTTCGATAATTTGGTTGACAAAATCAACGAGGCGGAGCTCGCTCGCATTTCTGAGGAGCTGTTGAAAGGCGTTCAGGATGACCTCGACTCCCGCAAGGAATGGATTGACGACCGCGCTCAAGGCATTAAGCTCATGGGCCTCAAAATTGAGATCCCCGGCCTCGCAGGGGCTGCCGATGGTGCACCCGTCGAAGGTATGTCAAAAGTCCGTCACCCGCTTTTGCTCGAAGCCGTATTGCGTTTTCAGGCGAACGCACGGTCTGAACTTTTGCCCACTGACGGCCCAGTGAAGATTCGCGAGGACAACAACAATGCCGACCTCGCCTCCGACCAACTCGCCAATGACCTTGAAAACGACCTTAATCACTACCTCACCAGCACTGCGCGAGAATATTATCCCGACACCGATCGGATGTTACTCATGCTTGGCTTTGGTGGTACTGCCTTCAAAAAAGTTTACTTCTGCCCCCTTCGTGGTCGCCCGGTCAGCGAATCGATAGACGCCGATGATTTGATTGTGAACAATGCAGCAACTGACCTCAGCAATGCGAAACGTGTCACCCACCGCATTTATATGCGCCCTTCGACCGTTAAACGTATGCAGATCCTCGGTGTTTATCAAGATGTTGAGCTGAGCACCCCGAAGCAAAGCGACCTCGATGCTGCTCAACGCGAAAAAATGGCCCAGCAGGGCATCGCCCCGGATCAAATGAACCCGGAGGATCGCGACCGCGAAATTTACGAATGCTATTGCGAGCTGAACATTACTGGTTTCGAACATAAGCATAAACGCAAAGAAACAGGACTTGAAATCCCATACCGGGTAACCATTGATGTTTCCAGCAAGCAAATCCTCTCCATCGTTCGCAATTATGATGAGGACACTAAAGACCTCCCTGAAGCCCGTCAGAATTTCGTCAAGTACACATTCGTACCGGGGATGGGCTTTTATGACATTGGTCTCCTCCACATCCTAGGAAACACAACCAATGCTATCACTGCTGCTTGGCGCGAGCTTTTGGATGCGGGCATGTATGCCAATTTCCCTGGATTTCTTTACGCCGACACTGGTGCGCGTCAAAACACAAATATATTCCGAGTTCCGCCNGGTGGCGGAGCACTGGTCAAAACTGGCGGAATGCCGATCAATCAGGCGGTCATGCCGCTCCCGTATAAAGAGCCTTCCGGCGCATTGATGAATCTTGTTCAAAACATGGCCGAAACAGGAGCTCGAATTGGCGGCACTTCGGAACAAGCCGTGGGCGAAGGCAAACAGGATGCCCCTGTTGGAACGACAATCGCTCTGATCGATCAGGCGACCAAAGTTTTGAACGCCGTTCACAAACGCATGCATGCCTCGCAAGCCGAGGAATTTGCGCTCATTGTGCGTTGCTTCAAAGAAAATCCTGAATCGTTCTGGCAGAAAAACCGCCGTCCGGCGCGTAAATGGGATCAAGAAACATTTATTCGCGCTTTGAATCAAGTTGATTTGGTTCCGCAAGCCGATCCGAACACAGCTTCCCAAACTCAGCGGCTCATGAAAATCGTTGCTTTGAAACAAATTCAAGCTCAAAATCCAACGCTTTACGACCCAATTGCTATCGACACAGCTGCATTGCAAGCAGTCGGCTGGTCCAATCCCGAGCAATTCATGATTCCGCCGCAAGCTCGTGGTGCTCCGCCACCTGAAATGCAAAAGCAAATGGCTGAGCTCCAAATCAAAAAACAAGATTCCGACGCAAAATTGATGACGGCCAAAGGAAAACTTGCTTTGGATCAGGCGAAAATTCAGCTGGACAATATGAAATTGCAGCAGGAAGGTCTTGCCGGAGGCCAAACTGGCCCAACGGACCATGAGAAAAAGGTCGATCAATCCGAGCTCATGATAAAACAACAACTCGCCAACGTAAAAGCGGCAGACACCAAAATAAAAGCCGCCCAACTCGCCGCGACCATGAAAAAAGACCGCATGGACAATATGGTCGATGAACAAGAAATGCTTGCCAGAGAGCGTAGTTCAAATGATTGATCTCGCGCAAAACATTGCAGTTCATCCGGAAAGTGAACAGGTTGTCCGAAATCTTCTTGGAACTGTTATTCCTGCAATAACAGGAAAACAACCGCAATGACAAAAGATATTTTGCACCTCGCACGTAACGTGAAACCTTTGAAAGTGGCACTTTCCGACGGCGGCGACGTTGAAGCGTATGGCGATGGCGGCAACACCCAAGAAACACCAATGGATGAGCACCCCGATCAATTCCGCGAACTGAATAAGCTCGGTTTGTACAGCAAAGCCGCTGAAGTTGCGCAGGACGCAACTGGCCAAAATGCAACGAAAACTCCGGCAGAATGGCATAAATATCTTCTCAATCGGAACGTAAAACCCGATGAATTGAAATGGTCGCATTTTGACAATGCATTTCAACCAGATGAAAAAGTGCACAAGGACGATGTCGCTGCGCATTTCAATTACAATAATCAAGAGCCTTACACCGAACAGGTTTATAAAGACGAAGGCCATGATTATGAAAATAATGAAAATGGCATTGGCCAACTTGCATTGGACATGTCGCAAGATCCCGAGCTTTTTAAAAAAGTTATTCCACAAAAACATCTTCAAGAACACGCAAAAAGAAAAGAAGCAGAAGGAGAAGACGTTGCCGATTGGTTAACGGATGAATGGTCTCACAGTTTGCAAAATTATATTCAAAAGCAAAAAAATTCAGAAGGTCAATTTCCGACTCTTCATTCCAAATATCAAATGGAAGGTCCATCGGAAAATTATCGCGAGTTGGTTCTCCAACATGATCCCGAAGGACACGAAAAATTTCGCGAAGCTGCACATTTTCCAAATGCTTCGAATCCATTGCTTCACATTCGCATGAGCGACCGCAAAGGGTTGAACGGCGAAAAACTATTGCACATTGAAGAGTTGCAGTCCGACTGGGGCCAACAGGGCGCGGATGCTGGGTTTAATGAAAAGCAGAAAAAAGCAAAAGAAGAAAAATTTCAAGCTCTTAATAGGGAAATGCATGCGTTAGATTTTACCATGCGTAATAGAGCACGTAAAGCAAAAATTNATGCAAGGGCAAATTTTGATCTTGTCGATAATAGCGATGATCCTTTGTATCGAATTATGCAAGAGCATGCGACGCCTGAAGAATTTGATCATTATTTCAAATTAAAAACAAATCACGACAAAGCTCTAAATGATTTTAGAGCCCCAATGGTCGAAGAAGGCCCACACGTCGGCGATACCAACACATGGACCGACCTTGGTTTGAAACGAATTTTAAAAGAAGCGGCAGACGGTGGATATCA